TCACTAGCACATAGTATCATCTCTTTTGTATCTAGCTTAGACAAATAGTGATGCAATGAAGCATCTAGCTGTACTTCCAGTTCTTTTTTACTAACACTTAATGTTATTACATCATCATCCCAATGGGTTTCATCCTGACAAGCCCAACAAATTCTGTAAATAATTATGTCCAAGTCTATTAATAGAATCGAAGTACCCATACATATCTCCTAATTTTTTATGTTCTTTATAATGGCAAATCTCACATAAATATATACACTTTAAAGACTCTCTAATCTTTTTCTCTAAGCCTGTCTGAGTGCTCCCTACTTCATACTTTTTATCAGTAGGGTCCGTGTGGTGAAAGTGAAAAGCTCTTGTTTCATCTACCAGACCACACGCCTCACAGGTAAACTCTCTCAACCAGCACACAATAAAATTACTGGTCTGTTGAATCTGTTTAATCGCTTCTTTAGCTTTTAATTGTCTATCATGGGGGTTCTGTTTTCCTATATATTTCTGGAGTCTAATACACATTACTACTAACTGATCCACAGTTTTAATGCGTTGCGCTCCAATTAGATCCTGTCTGATAACTTCCAGTAATTTTGCATCCGAACTCAAAGTATCTTCCGGCTCTTTCCAAAGAGAGAGTTGCTTGTGGGCCAACGTATCTGACATACTTCTCCTTTGTTTCTATTTGAAACTCATCGTGAATGTTAGCTACGAACTCATAGTCAACTACAGGTACTAATCCTAGAAAAGTAAGTCTTTCGTCTAACAAGACCAAAGCTTTCTTCATAAGTACGGCTCCTGCTGACTGGAGGAGCGTGTTGAGAGCAGAGTGCTCAGAACGGACGTAGAGTTTCCTGCCGTCAATACCAATGAGATGCCCACGTCTTCTATATACCTGCTTAACCCTGGAGGTAAGTTCCATAAGACCGCTGACTCCAGATAGGAACTTATCTCTTGCTTTTCTGCCTCTTTTAACTCCTCCTCCAAGAATGTTACCAAGTTTAGTATCTCCTGCTCCGTAAATGAACGCATAGAAAAAAGTTTTTGCAGTATCTCTTGAAGTGATTCCAAGAGCATCTCTATTGAGGGAGTGAATGTCAGTTCCTTGTTCTTTAGTTCCATTGACTGCTGCTTCAGCATATAATCCTCCATCATATTTTTTAAGATAACCTGCTAAACACCTGAGCTCCAAACCATCAGCATCACAACCAACCAGTATATTGTTTTCACCAACTCTAAAGAGACTACGACACTCAGGACCATATTTACTGTAGGATGCAGGGACTTGTGCAACATTAGGATAGCTGTGAGTACAACGACCAGTGACTGCACCATTAGTATTGACCCTACCATGAATTCTACCGTTACGTTCCAGTTTAAGCCAAGCATTATCACCTTCCGCTAACTGTGAGATTCGTTTCTGGATTGTAAAATGTTCTTCAAGAATTCCTGTATTAGGTAAGTGTAAGTTTCTTAAAACAGATTCATCAATTTTAGGTTTACCATTGGGAGTAAATTCTTTAGGAGTCCAACCGTAGAGGCTTTGGAGCCTGTTTGAGATATGATCTCTGCTGTTTGGATTAAATTCTGTGAGTTTGATCTTAGTAAGCTCTTTTCCAACTGTATAGCCTCGTTTAGAGTCAGTTCTCTTTGGTATAAAGCTTCCTGAACTCTCATACCAAGGCTTGAACGCACTCCTAAGTTTCTTACTAAGCTCTTCTTTACGTTTAAGTAGGCGTACATATAACTCTTGTCCTTTCTTAATATCAAAGCCAAAGCCATATTCTTCCTGTCTTTGAATGACCTTAGCAAAAGCCATTTCTAAATCTACAGCTTCCTTAGAGTAATCTTCTAGTTCTAAGTGTTCAAACAACATGGAAGTAATAGAAACATCTATCATACAGTAGTCTGCCATATCTTCAGTGAACTTCTGCCAGTCTGTTTGTTCATGGTAGTCTCCCTTCTTCATGCCTAAACGATAACCCCAAGCTTTTAATGAATGTGAACCACATAGCTTAGGTTCTAACTTCTTAGATTGAAAATCATGTTCTTTAAGGTTAGTATAGATCAACCTAGAGTAAACCAGGGTATCTATTATTTTAGTCTTAGGTCTAGGGGTCCATCCCAATACTTTTTTAAGAACAGGAAGATCATACCCTATGATATTATGTCCTATTAAAGACTCTGCTTCAGTCATATAAGTAAGGCACTCCTCCAGACTATCGTATCCTGCAGCATTAGCAAACAGTTGACCAGAATTAGTACCCACTGGAGTCATGCCAATACAATGAACTTTAGTTACGTCCTGAAGTAAGCCATCAGTCTCACTATCAAAGATCAGATTCATATATATCCTCCAGTTTAGAAACTCTCCTGTCCAAATTGTCCAGCCGATTCCACTGTGCTTCCACACTCTTGGAGCCTTCCTGTTGTTTCATCATAGTAGAGTGAGCAAGCAACGCCTGTTTTTGCTCCTTTATACCTTGCCTTGAGGACTCTAACGCTTGTCTCAGAGTTTGATTGTTGGTCTCGTTCAAGTCCAATGACAAAATCTGATAATTGAGCGATACTTCCGCTTCCTCTAAGGTCGCTAAGAGTGACTTGTTTCCCATCTTCATGTCCCTTTCCTTGCAACGGCCTCTTCAAATGAGAGACAATGAACATACCTATATTTAACTCTTCCACCAGGGATCTAAGATTAGTCATAGTATTATCTATGAGTCTTCTTTCGTCTCCTCCTTCAACCCCCGATACCATAATAGAGATGTGATCAAGGATAATCCAACGAACACCACAGGTATGAGAGAGATAACGAATACGATTAGTAAGTACTTCTCCATTTAAACTCCCAAAATGATCATAGAGAAATAAGCGTCCACTGGAAAAAACCCTTTCCCATACTTCTCTAAAATATTTTTTATCTAAATTTTCCTTTAAATGTAGCATCTCACTTGCTTCAATAGACATGAAATCTACTGCAGCCTGTCGAACACTTTCCTCCAAGGCAATATAACCAACCGTTTCCCCTTTTGATAGGAAGTAGGAAGCAATCTCTTTGACCGCTGTCGATTTTCCAGCACCTGTGCCAGCACAAAACGTAACAATTTCTCCTCTTCTTGCACCCAACGTGTATTCATTTAAACCTCTCCAAGGATATTCATGGTCACTAGCAGTCATAGGAGTATTTACTAACTCCCAAGTATCTTCACCTGCCACGATACCATCAGGTCTGTAAATCTTAGCTCTCCAGATAGCATCTACAATTACTGATGCGCCTTCTTTTACCAAAGTTTCATTAACATCTTTATGTGGTAATACGGCTATCTTACATCTACCTGGTGGAAAGAGCTCTGCTGCAGAGGTTGAGGCTGATCGTCCTGCACTATCCATATCAAACATCAGGATAGTCTCATCAAAGTTTTCTAACAGCCACTCAAGGTCTTTACCGATAGTTTTAATAGCTGACCCTACACCATTAGGAATAGAGACTACGGGCCACTTACAGTTCTGAGCTTCTGATACTGAGAGGCAGTCTATTTCTCCTTCTGTAATTACTATCTTCTTACCCTTACCCCACATATGCTTACCCCAAAGACTCGTACAATCACCTAGAGTCCTGAAGTCTTTACCCTTCAGTCTTATCTTTTGTCCTACTACTCTTCCTTCTTCAATGAAGGACGCAATGTGACAATGTCCTCCTTGATATTCTCCAATTGAGTAGGAGTGTTTTCTACAGGTTTCTTCATTAATTTTTCTTTTAGTAAGCTGTAGAAACTCTCCTCTGAGTGGAGTATATTGTTTATTGGAAGGTTCATTGGGCGAAACCACAACCACATTATTAGTACCATGCTCATAACGACCACAGTCAAGACCAAAACAAAACGCATGTCCATCATCATACCTCTTTAAGTTATCTTTAGAACCACAGGAGGGACAAGGCTCAGTCCCTACACATTTCGAGGATCCACGATTCTGGTATCCTTGATCTGCTGTAGTTGAATCCATGTTTGATACACCAGTCTGCATAAGTTGTCTTAGCTCCCTTATATAATTTCTGATTTGGGTTAGTAAAGACAAACCTTATATCAAGTTCAGGGTGCTGCTCCCTAACCAAGAGATGTTTTGCTCTATCCTTGGCTAAGAAGCGTCCCTTAGTTTCGATATAAATACTACCGATCTTAAAGTCTGGAGTATAGGTATGTGGCTTACCAATATAGGGAATTTTATCAGGTTCAAACTCCCATTTTACTTTGAGAGAATCTAGCTGGTTTCCTATACGTTCCTCTAAGCCACTCCTATATCCATGCCTTTTTCCACGCCGCATCTGGTTACTAGAAATCTTCATCATCCTCTAATTCTTCACCATCACTACCATTACTATCATTACTGCTACTTACAAAGCTACCTTTAGGTTCATTAGACCAGTCATCCGTCTCTCCTGAGCTTTGATATTCAACCAAGTCTAGTATACGAACACCTTTCATTCTAAAGGTAACTCCACCTTCTCCCTGGTCATAAGGAATAGCTTCATAGCTTACTTGAATCTTACTACCACCACCTATCTTAACGTCAGTAACACGAGTACCTTCTGCATCATATAGAATTGGAGCTTGTTCCCAACTATCACCTTTCTTAGTCTTAACTTTAGCTTTCAACTTAAACCTAACTGAGTATTTACCTGTCTTCTTCTTATCTCCATTCTCATCTTTAATATACTCAGGACCAACTGGAGAACGTCTACCACCGTTGCCTACTTCTTTGACAACATCCTGTAACTTTTGTGCATCCTTCTTATCCAAGATGAGGTTTACTTGGTATACCCCATCAGCGTCATACCTAGTATCAGGCTGGTTCAACCAGGGGTATGCTGCAATTCCTACAGGTGATTTGAATTTCTTAATATCCATAATCTAAAGCTCTCCTATAATAAATTTTTCGGCTCCACCAAACTCAGGAACCTTAGTCCTTTTTGCTTCTACTCTCATGTTATTGGCTATCTGCATTACTTCTTGAATACCATATTGGCCCTCCAGTTTGTTTTTAAAGAGACAACTAAATAGTCCTACTATTATGGCTTGTTTCTCTGCTTTAGGTCTATTATCCAAGACCTCTACAGCTCTCATCATGCCTTCACTAACTTGCAGTAAGTTTGAGTTAGCTAAAAAAGTACTCACTGTGTTCTACCTCCTCTATTTTGAGTTTTCCGTATTTTGGAAGTGCCGGAAGTTCCGTGTCTGTAAGCTTTTGACACTCGTCTCTGAAATCTTTAAGAACATCTTCTGAATATATCTGGATAAACTCACGTCTAATAACTGAAGATAACGCTTCCATGTCAGAAGCATGAGTACCAAACGAGTCATGCACCACAGCGAAACTCTGTATATCATAATCTTCCCTGGCTCCTATGATGGTACGCATTAAATGACAGGCATCATATGAGTGAATGAAGTTTGGAGCTATACCGTTAGACTGTCTCTGTTTGTTCATTCTTTCTACATCTTCAGGTCCAGCAGCATACAAGGAAGCCATGCGCCCGTTTATAACAGTCTTTACCTCCCTGACTACAGACTTCAGATACTTTTGCTTAACAAGGAAACCTGTAGGTAAATGCCAGTATATTGCCTTGTCTTCTTTAGCTAATATCTGAGCTACAGCCTGTAGCCAGGCCATTCCCTCTCTTGCTGAATAAATTACTGAACCAATAGAATCCCAAACAGTAGACGCTAGGCATTTGGCATGGGGCCAAAGGTCTACAGCATTGGTAATATTATCACCTAAAGGAGTCCCTTTGTCAAGCTGTTTTTTAATTTCTTCATAAATATTTAAGTCTGTTTTAGATATTAACTCAATAAGCTTTGGAGATTTTTTAATAATTTCTTCATCTTCAATATTTTTGGAGTCTAAAATTCTAAGTGGATTAGAATTTATTTTATCTATACTTTCCTTTGATAATAA